GGCCCAGCACACGCATCGACGCAAAGCGGTTCAGGTCACATATCTCGCGGGCTATGGCAGCGTGGCAGCAGTGCCACAGGCCGCGAAGCACGCGATCAAGATGCAGGTTTCACAACCTGGTACACCAACCGCGAGGCGGTCGACCGCAGCGGAAACAAAGACGTGCCGCTAGGAGTCTACGATCTGCTCGCTCCTCTGGCATGGAGGAAATACGCATGAGCGTGGCAGGCAGCATTTCTGTTGCAGTTGACTTCAACGACACGGCAAGCGATGAAGGTCTTGAGGTTCTCAAGAAGATTCGCTTGGCGAGCAACGACGCCTACACAGCTGGCAAGTCTGTGGTTCTCAGTGGAACGTGCGACACGACTGCCGTGCTCATAGACATTTTTTCGCCTGGATACACTGCTGCAGATGGTCAGGAAGTAACGTTCTCTGAGGCGACGGACATTAAGAGAATCGCGTTTTCTGCAGAACCTGCGGCAAATATGTCCTCCACAGGACTCCTCGGGCTTCAACTATCATCCAGGGATTCGTCTGTATCCATTTCCTCTATGCCAATGGGCATATATCCACTAAGTGGCGGCGAGCTTGAGGTGAAGACAGCCGGCGCTTTTGGGCAAAACCCGACTGCTGAATACGTAGTCGTCATCTACGGGACATGACGAATGGCACTCAGCGGCCACATAGGAGTGACGTTCGACTTTAACGACACGGCGTCTTCGCCTGGTCTTGAGACGATCAAGAAGGTCAGGCTCGCTAAAGATAGTGCATTCACAGCCGGCCAGGTCGCAGTGCTCTCTGGCACAGCAGACAACTCGCAACTCAACATAGACCTGCAAGACCTGACATACAGAAACGCTGCAGGTGACCTCGTCAGTTTCTCGACGGTTTATCGTATTGCGTTTCAGTGTGATCCTGGTGCCACGCTGAGGTTTACCGGGAATTCCGAGAGACTCAACTCAAACAACAACAACATTGCGTTGACCTGCTGCATCCCTGGTGATGATCAGCTGAAAATCTCAACTACAGCAGGCACTTCGTCATATATCCTTGCGGTCTACGGTGAGTGATGAACACGGGCCAACTCGACACAAAAGCGGTCATCCAGCAGCCTGTCGAGGCCCGCAACAGCCTCGGTGAGTACACGCTGACGTGGAGCGACTGGGCAACCCGATACATCGCAATCCTGCCGCTGAGCGGCGTCGAGTCGATCAAACGCCCCTGGCTGTCGAGGCTACGGTGACCCATCGCATCCGCATGCGATACACCCAAGGGACTTGCAGCCAAAAGTTTTCGCATCATTTGCCGAGGGCAGAACCTTTTGAGATCATCAGCGTTCTCGAGAAAGGCCGCAGGGTCGAGCACGAGCTGCTGGTGACGGAGGTTGTCGACTGATGGCATTCCAAATCGGTGCTGACATCGAGGGCGTCGAAAGCGTTCTGGCTGGATTCAAGCAGCTGTCGATCGGATTACAGAAGAAATACCTCGGTGCTGCTGTTGGTGCTGCCGCAAGGAGCGAACTTGCCAGCCTCAAGGCCGCTACACCTCGAGGCCCAAACGGAAATCTGCGAAGGTCTGTTGGTGTCAAGATCGAGAAGACGATCGTCAAGCCTTGGGAAATGACCAGTGCAGGCAAGGGCGGCAAGGCTGTCGCTCGCATTGGCTATCGCCGCGGAAAGACCCAGAAGGGGAAGCAGTACGGCGGGAATGCAGCCTGGTGGGTCGAGGAAGGCATAAAAGAAAGAACGCCAAACGGTCGAGCGTTCAAGATTGCACTCAACAGCACACGCAAATACGCATACTTGAAGCCTTTGGCTGTGCAAACCCTGTCTGGCAATGCCGTATTCCTCAGTCGGATTCGCGCAGTACGCGGCAAAGGCATGTTTCGAGGTTGGGCTGCGGCAGCACTGCCGGCCATCGAGCGGCGGCTGAAAAGCAGTCTTGGCGGATTCTTGAACAAAGCCAGAGACGAGGCTGCACGACGAGCCGCTAGGCGATCAGGGGGCCGAAGATGATCCACATCGATCAGGCGGTGGTCGGCTTGATTACGGCGGCTCCTGAGGTCGCTTTGGTGGTGTCGCACAGAATCCTACGCCTCTCAGCATCCACAAGGCGGCTCGCTGCCTGCCATTGTGTACGCTCGCGAAATCAATACTCGAGCCGGGTTCGTGAGCCTGGACAACTCGGCACCATACGCGAGAGCCACCTACACCATTACCGCTCTTGCCGAAACGTATCTTGAGTGCCGCAACCTCGCACGTGCGATAAGGCGAGCCTTAGAATACAGCAAAACGTCGGACATTCGATTGGTTCGTGTGACTGAAGAAACAGACACGATCGAAGCTCCGCCGGCTGGCGATCAAATGCCAGTACATCGAACAGATTTGACGATCGAAGTGACGCACATTGAACCCTAGCACGCAAGGAGGCGTGAAATGGCTCGCGATATTGCAGACGGCGCAACTGTCTCGTTTGGTAGTGTCTTCACATCACTGAAGCTCGCAAGCATCTCGCACAGCGGCTTCACGCGTAGCACTGTCGACGCCTCTGCCCTCGATACTGCGGGCGGCAAGAATTTCTTGGCGTCGAGCATGTATGACCCAGGTGAGCTGAGCTGCGAGGTGCACTTTGACCCGTCACTCAAAGCCACGATTGCTGGCGCGATGACCAACGACAGCACGGCCCAGGCACTGACGATCACGTATCCAAACGGCGGCACTGCTACCACGGCCTGGTCGGCCTACGGGTACCTGACGGGTTTCGACATCACTGCCAACAAGGAAGAGCTCATGACGGCAACCGCGACCGTCAAGCTCTCTGGCAGTATTGGTTGATGAAGAAAGGGCGCAATGGCACTTACACGAGATCAGATCAAGGCGAAGACGAAGCGTGATGCCTCGCGAGCCTTTGGTGGTCCCTGAGCTTGGCGATGAGCCGCTGTATATCTCAAAGCTATCAGCGGCCGGAAGAGACAAGTTTGAGCAGATGGTGACCGGCGGAAAAACTGGTTCCGTAAATCTCAACAACATTCGAGCAAGGTTTTGCACGCTCGTTTGTGTTGACGAAAAAGGGACGCCGTTGATTGAGGAGGCTGATGCCGAATGGCTTGGCGAACTCGACACGGGAATCGTTCAACAGATTGTCGACAAGGGCTTTGCCATAAATGGCATCAACACTGATGCAGTGGAGGAGGCAGCAAAAAACTAGAACGCCAGCCGATCCGGCGATTCCTGTTTCGGCTGGCCCTGGCGATTGGCACGTGGGATGTCGACGAGCTTGCTGAGAGCATGCCAGTCGACCTGCTCTACGAATGGCTGGCGTTCTACGAACTTGAGCCGTTTGGCGATGAGTGGCTAAGGCATGCCGTTCAGATGTGCCAGTTCTACAACGCACACCGCGGCAAGAACCAAGCCGTGCGAAAGCCATCAGACTTCATGCCAGTAGAGCAAAGGCCGCAGACTCCAGAGCAAATACACGAGACGCTTCAGAGAATCCCGCGGATTGGATAAATGGCCAACCAGTTTGGAAAAGTCAGCGTTGGGATCACGGCAACTACCGGCGGGCTCACCGCCGGCCTGCAGAAAGCATCTCGGCAGCTCGACAGTTTCGGCGGCCACGTGCGAGCTATCCGCGGGCGGCTGACAACCCTAGTCGCGATCCAAGGCGGGCAGCTGTTTGGCAGCATGGCAGGTGCCGCCATGCGTGCCGCCAGGTCGCTGATTTCAATGGGCCAGGCTGCAGCCCAGACCATAGACCGCACAGCAAAGCTCTCGCGTCAACTTGGCATGACATACGCCGAGATGTCAGCTTTGTCTCTGGCCGCAGACCTAAGTGGCTCGTCGATGGACGAAGTTGGGCGTGCGGCACTGCTGGCCGATCGACGGTTTATTGAAGCAAAGATGGGCCTCGCAACCGCCGTGCGTGGCTTCGAGATGGCCGGAGTCGCCCTGGCAGACCTCGAGGGCCTTAGCTCTGCAGAGCGTTTCCAGCGTCTAGCGGAAGCGATCGGTGCCTTGCCGACATCTGCTGAGCGTGCAGCTGCGGCCATGAACATCTTCGGCCGGTCTGGTGCGAATCTGCTGAACCTGTTTGAAAATAACGGTGCAGTCATTGGCCAGTCCATGGAAGACGTTATTGCCTTCGGGAACGCTTTTAACAAACGTGCAAGCCGGCAATGTCGAGGCGATGAATGATGCGTTCGCACGTGCAGGCGGTGCCATTTCTGGAATCGTAACGCAGGTCACTGCCTACCTTGCGCCCGCAATCAAGACGGTGATTGACAAGTTCACCGCGTTCGTGGGCTCCGTTGGAGGTGCAAACATTGGCCAAGACTATCGGCCTAGCCCTGCTCGACGCTGCTATTTATTTGGCTGCAGTTGGAGACTATTTGATTCAGAATCTCGGGCCTGTCCTCACGGAGTCATTTAAGTTCGGATCAGACGTTGCAAAAGGTTTTTATAGAGTCGCAGAGTTTCTACGCGGCGTGTTTAACGCAATCCAGGTCGGGTTTGGCGTTGTGATCCTTGGCATTACTGGTGCCATCGAGATGGCCGCATCTCTTTTTGGTGGACTACCCGAGCTGGCTGCTTTCAACGACAAAATGTTTGAGCAGATTCAAAGAGACGCTCAGCAGATGGGCGAAGCCTTTGGCAATGCGTTTGGGTATGAAACTGAGCAGGCTGGTGAGGCTGCGGCAACGCCGCTCACTGACCTACTGACGGCAGCTAGAAACAACGCCATTGAGGCTGCAAGGCACATCAACGACCAGGTGGAGAATGCCGAGCCGCCTTCCATGACTACTACAGTGGAGATCAGCACGAAAGCCTTAAAGGCAATTGAGGTTGGCACATCGGAAGGCGAGGCA